GCGAACGGTGATCTTCCCTGTGACGTGGACGGAGGGACGCGCGCGCACACGCTCATGTGGAGGGGTGTGGGGGTCCGTGGGGCTTGGGGGGAGCGTGGCAGCTTCGGAGGGAGGTGAGGCGGTGGATCTGGCTTGGGACGGGGAGGAGGTGGGCTGCTGCCGTGTCGGTGGCTTTGACTGTGGGTGGGTCGTAACGGTGGGTATGGCTTAGTCAATACCAACGGAACTGATCAGTCTCAAGGGGTGGTGTTGGAGGGTGTGGAGAGGGAAGGGGTTAGGGCTACGAATTTGTGGGAGAGGAAACGGGTGATAGGATTGGGGGAGCATGGACCCTATCGAAGCGATGACGCTGAACGATCTTTTCAATGAGATCGAGAAGCGGACGAAGGCGGCGGTGCTAGTGGTGATCGGGAAAGAGAACCTCGACGGCGAAGAGGAGGTTGGAGGTTGGTACCACGGCGGGTGTACGACCTGCGTGGGGCTGACGCAGCGGCAGCTTTGGAGGTTCCAAGATCTGATGCGGGATGACTCGAAGCGGGTCGATCGCCACACGGACGACGGCGCTTGAGCAACCTCGAAGAAGCTCTCGATCGGTCACGGATCAACGGGTACGCGGAGAAGTACCGTTGGGAGGAGTACTTTCAGGTGGTGCCGTATGTGAGCGATCGGCCGTATGCGGCGAAGAACTCCCCGTGGATCGAGCGGCACGGGGCGGTGATCGTGCGGATCAAGCCCTTCGGGTGGCGGATCAGCATGGCCATTTGGTACAACCGCAAGACGAAAGAACTGCGTGCCTCTCCTCCTAGGGAACAACGGAAGGGGGAGTGGTGGGACGTCATCGTCCAAGAGTCCCATGCCCAGCGGGATTCCTTCGCCAAGTGGGTGGCCGACGTGTGGACCGCCGCCGTCGAAGCCGCGCACGCCGCCGGGAGAACCGGGCAGCTTCCCTTTGTCAGAACCAACGCCTCGACGGCGGTATTCCATGACGTACGACCCGACCTTGCGCTCTGTCCAAACCGTAACGGCGTCCTCCCGTGGACTATCGACCGCGGTAGTCGCCGTGAAGAACGCCGACTTGAGGGCCAAAGTGGCCCAAGCCATCACCGAGATGGTGGAGAAGTCCCAAGCGGAGGGGGAGCCGCCGAACCCGAAGACCTCGGAGACGCTGATCCAACAGACGCTGTTCCTCGATTTGAGTGAACTCCTGTCGAGCGCCAAGCCGGATTCTTTTCAGGTGCGCGAGACGGTGAAGGCGCTGGCCGTGCATCGGGCGTCGGGGAAGACGGCGGCGACTAAGGGCGTCGGGAACCCTGCCGATGAGAAAGAGGCGTCGGACTTCGAGAAGAAGCTCTACGCCGAGAAGAAGTGAGGCTTTCCCCCAAGGCAAGGTTGGACGCCCGCAGACGGGCGCAAGACGATCTGTGGTTCCTCGCTACCGAGATCCTCGGGTGGGGGGATCTCGGGTTCCTTGACGAGCGGCTGCACAAACCGCTGTGCCGGTGGATCGAAAAGAGCGACGTACCGGCGGGGCCGGGGCTTCCCACGGAGTCCGTCAACAAGACGCGGATGCTGCTTTTCCCGCGCTACCACGGTAAGACGACGTTGTTCACCGTGGCCGACGATATCCGGCTGCAACTGCGGCACCCCGGCCTGTGCATCGCCATCGGCCACGACACCGTTTCCGAAGCCGCGACGCTCATGTCGCAGATCAAGTCCGCCTTCGAGGAGTGCGATTTGCTCAAGCAGATCGCCCCTGATATCTGCTTCGAGAACCCGCAGAAACAGAGCGCCGTCTGGACGAAATCCGAGTTCTTGCTGAAGCGGAAGGTCGCCTACCGCGTGTCGTCCTTCGTGGCCGTGGCGCCGGATGCCATGCCTACGGGTCTGCACTTCGACGTGTGGAACTGGGACGACCTTGTGACGTGGGAGAACAGCCGCACCCACACCCAACGGCAGCGGTGCAAGGACGCCTTCGATCTGGCCAAGCCGTTCTTGCCGGCGACGCGGATGGGCTACCGGAAGGTGGCCGGCACCCGCTGGCACATGGACGATCTGTACGGGGACATCGAGCGGAAGCAGAAGGAAAGCGGAGCCGACGTCTACATCGGGAACATGCTGGCCCCGGACGGGCAGCCGTGGTTGAACAAGAAGTTCTGCGTCGAGCTTGCCGGCCCCGACGACAAGCGCATCACGATCGCCAAGCTCATGGGGGACATGGGCGGTTCCGCCAAGTTCCATGCCTGCATGATGAACGACCCGCTTCCCGAAGGGACGGCGGCGTTTAAGCGGGACGACGTGCAGCTTTACCGGCTGAACGCCGTGGAACGGAAAGACTGGGCTCCCCCCGTTCTCGGGCTTCAGTGGGAGTTCTTCACCGCCGTGGACTTGAACACGCAGAGCCACACGGCGGGAGACTTCGCGGTAGTTATGACCGTAGCCAAGTCCAACCAAGGGCATCTGGCCGTGGTGGACGTCTCGCGCGGGCACCCGACCCGGCTCCAACTGGTGGAATGGGTCGAACGCCACAACCTCGCGTGGCAGCCACGGGCGATCTTCGTGGAAGTCGTCGCCTACCAGAAGACTTTCGTAGGTGACTTGGCCGCTGCACAGGTGAAATCCGGCGATCGGATGCCCGTCACGCAGGTCAATCGCGGCGGCGCGAGGACCGGCAACTCTAAGAACGACCGGATCATGAGTTTGCAGGGCGTCGTGGAGATGAGAAAGCTGTGGGTGCCCGACGCGGATCGTTTTGCGTTCCTCGTCGAAGAGATCGTCGAGTTCGCGGCGGAGTCCGACTCGCGCCACGACGACGGCCTCGATTGTCTGGCCGACGTCCACATGCTCGGACGGAAGCCGGACGGGCCGGTCACGAAGTCCGAGCCGCTGTCCAACGACCGGCTGCTGACCGATTGGTTCATGCAGCAGCTTCCTCGGGGCCTTGATGAAGGTCAGGAGGGATCGGAAAGAATCGAGTGGTGAAACGGAAGCCGCGAGCCAAGACCGACCACGAAGCGACCGAGGAAAACCCGAAGTGGTGGTGTTCGCTCATCGACGCCGCCCGCTCGCGCCGCTCGGAAACCGCCGGCCTCCGCACCGCCATCGAAGAAGCCTACACCGGGCGCCGGGGTTCGGGCCGCTCGCTGGAGTTCGGCGGCGTCGAGATCACGCAACGCGGCACCGCCGCCATGACCAAGGTGCGACCGCCGCGCCTGTATGCCCTCGCCCACGGCATGGAAGCCATGCTCTTCCATCGTCGGCCCAAGTTCTTCGTGCGGGCCTACACGGGCCGTCTGGAGAAGCGGGCGCAAGATCTGGAGCGGCTGGTCAATACCATGTGGCCCCGCTTTGTCGGGGACAAAGAACTGCGCTGGATCATCCGCGACACCATCAAGACCGGGCGCGGGTGGGGCTTGCTCGGGTTCGACTTCAACGAAGACGAGGAACGTAGCCGCTTCAACGAGCGCCGCCGCGTCGCCCGTCAAGTCAACGAAAGCGTCCTCGCCCAAACCGGACCCACCGAGGAACTCGCCGCCACCGTGGAGCCGTTGGTTCCGCCGGCGGAAAACCCGGTAGAGGAAGAGAACTGGGCCGGGGACTCGCGGGATCGGCTCCGCCGACCGTCCTTCCGCCGCCTGCCGCCGGGGGACGTCACCTATGACCCCGACGCGCGGACGATGTACGACGCCCGTTGGATCGACTTCCGCACCTACACCGACTTGGCGAGCCTCAAAGCCGACCCCTTCTTCAAGGGCGCAGAGAAGGTGGTCCCCACCAAGCAGATGAAGGACGGGAAGTGGGGCGACGTCACCAAGAACAATCACGTCATCCAGTCCCCCGCCGAGTACGAAGGCGGCGGTAACCGAGGTGGCATGAATCACGAGTGCTACCAGTACGTGGAGATGCACTACACCGCCGTCAAGCGACCCGGCGGAACGTGGGACGTCATGGTCTACGCCCGCGACCAAGAGGAGTTCGGACGCAAACTCAAGGCTCCGTACTGGTCAGGATGCCCGTTCATCTCGCTTTCGTGGAACGACGACGGCGATTCGCTGGAATCCATTTCCGACGCGGAACGGCTCTTGCCGGGGATCGTCGAAGAGGCCGGCCTTCGATCGCGCCTCAAGGATCACTGGAATCGCAAGCCGAACGACGTCGTGGCCGTCGATGACCGGATTTTCAACAACACCTCCAACAAGACGGCGATCGAAGTCCAGCGCACTTGCGCTTTCATCCCCGTCAAGGTGCCGACCGAAACGTCCAATCCGCAGGCGCTCGGGAACTACTTCTTCCCGATCCCGCGTAACGCCACGATCGCGGAAATCTATCAGCACCTACAGCTGATCGCCTCCGACTACGAAGCGACCACCGGGCTCGGGCCGAATCAGCGGTTGCAGGCGCTCAAGTCGGAGACGTCCTCTTTCGAGGCGCAAGAGATCGCTCGCACCGCTCGCTCGCGAGGCATCGAGAAGCAGGAAGCCGTCGAGGACTTCTGCGCCTTGCTCGGCCATCGCTTGCTGATGTTAGCGGCGCAATTCTTCGACGCCGAACGCGCCGCCGAGTTCGTCTCTGGCGATGCCGTTCAGCGGTGGAAGACCTACGAGTTTTCCCCCGGCGACGTGCAAGACAACCTCGGGGTCGAAGTGGAGCGCGGCTCCATGCGTCCGCAGTCCAGCGACCAGCGCGAGCAATGGCTGTCCTCGCTGATGCAACTGGCGCTGTCCAACCCGGCCTTCGCCGCCAAGCTCAACTTGGAGGAGATCTTCAATCGCATCGCTGAAGAGCGCGGGATCTTGGACGGCTCGACCCTGATGAACGCCAACGTGGACTTGGGGCAAATGGTCATGGCGATGATGCAGATGCAACTGGCGGGAGCCGGTCCCAAAGGCGGGTCCGCTCCCAAACAGCCGGGAGGCTCTACGGCGGTGCCGTCGTGAGGCGGCGTTGCTGGTGGCACGGCGCCGACTGCCCCGATCGCGGGCGGTGCAAGCGCGTCGGGAACTACGATCCACCGGAGGACGGCAACCAGATCATGAGTTTGCACCGTCCCAACCGCTATGGATCATTGGCGGAAGAAGCTCATTGCGAGCGTCATCCGGGCGTCCCGTGGGACGGCATTGTCGCCGATCTCGGGACCGCCCAAGTGCGCGAGCGGTGGGCCAAATGGGGTACGGCAGCAGACGGACGCCAAGGGCCGGTCGTGAAGAACGGCGGCATGAAAGAGCTGGAATCCCTCGCGAAGATCGCGGGCGTGCGGATGGCCGAACCGGGAGAAATCCTGCGGCAACCCACGGCGCGTGAGCGGATGAAGGCGAGCGGACGGAAGCTGTCGGACTACCTGCGGAGAGCGCAATGAAGAAACCGAAGGTTCGCTCGGGTGCGGCGGTCGTGGACCGCAACACCAGTGTCATCAAGGCCGCAGTGAACTGCGTCCAACCCGGAAAGTGAAAGGCTAACGCACGATGCCTGATCCGTTTGATTCCGAACCGGCGACGGACGATTCCGTCGTGACGGCCCCCGGAGACGAAGGTGCGCCCCTCGATGAGCAAGGCGACCCCTCTACCTCCCCCGAACACGATGAGATCGACCCGACGCACGACGGCCAAGTCAATACGGACGCGGCGGACGAAGCGATCGACGAGACGAACGCCCCTGAAGAACACAAGGCGTGGGTGCGCTCCGCGAACAAGGCTTTACAGAAAAAGCTCCGCGAAGCCGCCGAAGCCAAAAAGGCCAACGAACAAGCCCTCACCGAATATCAGCGTCTCAAGACGCAGGAAGCGGGCTTGCAGGCGATCCTTAAAACCAAGGACCCCGCCACCGTGGTCAAGTTCCTTCAAGAGCAGTTCGGCGGGTCCGCACCCGCGACGAGCGGCGCCGAGCCGTTCAAGTTCACTCCTAAGAGGCCCCTGAAAGATCCCGACGCCAACTCGGCGTTGACCGACTTCATGGACGACTTCGGGGAGCAGATCTTGGACCGCATCGAGCGCAGCATCGGAGCGCGAGCGCAACCCCTCGAAGAGAAGGTCGGACGCAGCGAGAGCCTCGTGCGTGACGCCCGATGGGGCAAGGTGGTCGCGAGCTACGGGAACGGCGTGAGCGCGTGGCGGGAGAAGACTGAGAAGCTGATGGAGATGGGAATGCCCGAGGAAGAGGCCCTGATGGCCGCCTCCAAGGGACAAGCCTACGCCCTGAAGCAAGCTCGATTGGCGGCGGCAAAGAAGGCGAAGGGCGCACAAACCCCGACGCTTCCTCCGCGCGGCCGGTCGATGCACTCGGCTTCCCCGACGCAAGTTCCTGCCGGGCGCCGCAAGCTGGCTGATTACTTCGCCCGTGCGAAAGCGGGCGCTGGCGATTAATCCAGCGCGGGGGTAAGAAAACATGGCTACTGCAACTCGTGCAAGCTCGTTCACGCCGCGTTATGTCGGCGCGACCGAGAACTACATCAAGGATCAGATTCAGGATCTCGTCTTCAACGCCAACGTCTACATGTGGCTGTTGAAGATGAAGGATCGCGTCAAGGTCGGGAACTGGGGTCACACCGACGTGGTCGGCTTGCGTCAAACGCGCACCGCCGCCGCGCAGACGGGACGCCATCTCGACACGGTTACGTTCTCGGTGCCGGACGGCCCGCAAGCCGCGAAGTTCGAGTACGGCGAGTACCGCAAGGGCATCGCTTACTCGAAGTCGGAGCAGGCGGACAACGGCGGCAGCGGGAAGCAAGTCGATCTCATTCAAGAGCGCATCGACGCGGAACTGCTCACGTTCGCGGAACAGATCAACACCGATCTGATCCAAGGCAACGCGAGCGATTCGCTGAAGATGCTCGGCTTGATGCAGGCGCTGACGCCGGAAGATCACATCACGGTGAACGCCGAACTGGCGACGCGAGCGCAGATGCGCCAAGCGGCCACGACCTACGGCGACATCACGCGCGTCGCTTCGGCGGGCACTGGATGGGAGAACGTCTCCGTCGCGCTCGACACCACGGCCAACAACACGGGTGCGGCGTGGACCGCCAACGTCGATCACGTTTTCGGCATCAAGGCCAACAACGAGAAGACGAAGTCGCTCAAGGCGCTTGACAACGTGATGCAGTACGGCTGCACCTACGGCAAGATCAAGCCGAACGTCATCCTCTCGACGCCGCGCCCGTGGCTCGACTACCAGCACGCCTTCTCGCAACTCGTCCGCTTCGTCGGCGGGGACGCGAAGAACGAGGCGGATCTGGGCGTCAAGTACATCATGCACAACGGTTGCATGTGGGGCGTCGAGGAGCAACTGGCTTCGACTGGTCTGTTTGCGGACGCCACCACGGCGGGCGCGGACATGCTGGCGGTCCTGAACACCGACTTCTGGAACCTCAAGATCGAAGAGGGCTGGTACTTCGACACCTCGCGGGACTGGTCGCAGTTCCCGGATCAGGTGGCGGACGGCACCATCCTCCTGTTCCGTGGCTTCCACGAGTGCATCAACCCCCGGTACAACGGGATTCTGTTCAACTACGGCGTGGCCTGAGCCACCGGAAAGGATTCAACGATGGGTTACGCAAATGGATTCGATCCGAAGGACTCGGCTCAAGCACCGAACCCCGACCAGATCGAGATGCACAAGGCCGGCGGGGCCATCTCCGTGGGCTCGCTGGTCGCGGCTTCCACGGCGGACGCCACGGGTCAAACCGTGGTCGTCTGTAGTGCGACGCTCGGGGCCGGTGCGGCGGCTCTCGGTGTCTACACGGGCAAGGGTGGCACCGGGGCGGCGACTACCATCTCGGGGCTTTCGGGCTCTGATGTTCTCACCGGCGACATGATTCAAGTGGTCAAGCGCGGGGTCGTGGCGATCCGTGCGGCGGCTCAAACGGTCGCCAACATGGTCACGTTCGGCCAAATCGCGCTGGTTAACCACGGCACGACTGCCGGGTGGGTCCAAGAGGCGACCGCCGGCTCCAACAACGTCATCGGTACGCTCTGGCAGACCTTGACCGGAGGTGGCACCACCACGGGAACGCAGGTCGTCATCTCGGCCCGAGTCGCGTTCCGCTGATCTCATTGGCGAAATGGGACTTTCATCGGTACCATTTCGCCCATGACGCAAAACACTTCGTCCGTCTCGGCTCCCACGGTGGCGTTCCTGCCGCCGTGGGTTCCGCTGTGGGAAACCGGAACGTGGGCTGACGGCAACCTCCGCGACTCTTGCGCTCCGATGTCGCAATGGCCGTGGGCCTTCTCCCATCACCAAGGCATCCCGATCATGCTGGAGTCCAAATGGACCCGGTTGAAGGATTCCTCCGGTAAGACCGAGGGTTGGCACCAAGACACATCGAAGATCAAGAACTACCACGGCGACCTCCGGTTGACGTGGGAGCAAGTGCAACGCGCCGTGGACATCGCCCGCCGCGACGACATCTCGCTCAAGGCCGCCGTGGCCGGCATCGTGGATCGCCATGATCCTGCTGTCCCGCCGGAACACTTCATCCGTTTCGCCGGGGCTCCTGAGGTCAAGGTGCAACCGAAGTCCGAGGCCGTGCTGGCGTTGGGTGTGGAAGCGCAGAAAGCCGCCGCTGACGCCTACTGGGCGAAGGTCGCCGTCGAGAAGAATCCGAAGAAGGGGTAGTCCGCTATGGCCGTCGATTCGATGCTGGTGGACACACTGGTCGCGGAAGCCAACTTCCGTTGCACCGGCTCGCAGACGATCGACACCGGGCTTGATGCCTCCCTCCGCCGCGCTCTTGATTGGGCGCTGCGTGACTTCGTGCGCTGCGTGCAGCCGCAGTCTTTCGAGACGACGGCCACGATCTCGCTGACGCAGGGCACCACCGACTACGATCTCGCTGACGACTTCGACTTGATGCTCGGTGACGGCGTGCGTTTCAATGCGACGCCGTTCGAGTCGATCATGCGCCTTTCACGGGCGCAGTACGATCGGTTCAACTTCGCCTCGAACACCGCGCAGTCGCGCCCGACGCACTACATTCTGTTGGGTCGCAACGCTTCGACGCGAGCGGTGGTCATGCGGTTGCATCCGATCCCGCCCACGACGGCGGTGTTGGTGCGATACAACTACCGCGCCTTCCCTGCCAAGATCCACGACTCGACGCTCGGCGGCGGGACGCTGATCGACCCGCGTTTCCCGCCGAATCACTGGTGGGATCTGGTGGACGGGGCGCTGACCAAGTTCTCCAACTTGCTTCGCCCCGATCAAATCGCCATCTACTCCCGCAACTTTGCGATGGCGAAGGACACGGCTCGCGGCAACGCCTCTCTGGCCATCGGGGAAGGCTTGCTTCCCGACAACGGCGGCTCCGAATACGACGACCTTGACTCGTTGATGAACACCCGCGCCACATGACCAAAAAGATCCATGTCTCGCTCTGTTGCCGGAACGAAATCACCGCCGACGCCTTCCGCGACTTGAACCTCGCGATGCTCGACGGAGCCGACTATTGGAAGCATCGCTTCGGCAAGGAATCCGTCTTCAAGGTGCAGACCGTTACGCGGATGCATGTCGTGGACGGACGTAGCACGTTGGTAGAGAACGCCATCAAAGACGAGGCGGACTACCTGTGGTTCCTCGATGATGACATGGTGCCTCCGGTGAACACGCTGGAACGGCTCATGGCGCAGATGGACGCCAATCCCGAGTACGACTACATCGGGGCGCTCTGCTACAAGAAGACGCCGCCTTATGGCCCGTGCGCCTTCACCGCGCCGGCGACGCCTGACGGGAAGAACTGGGTCAAGCGCGACCCGCCCCGCGTGCAAGAGGTCGGCGTCACCGGCTTCGCCTGTTTGTTGGGCAAGGTTCCGTCTTACAAGGCGGTGTGGGACGCGACCGAAGGGCACCCGTTCCTGTACCTGAAAACGTGCGGGGAAGACGCCTACTTTTTGGGTAAGGCCCGCGAGATCGGGCAGCGCGTGGCGGTGGACACCAGCCTGATCGTGGGCCATGTCGGCACGCACATCTACAACGATCAAACGTTCGATGCGTGGTGCAAGATGCACCCTGAGACGTTGGAGCGGATGGCCCCGTGACGAGATCCGTAGTCTCACGAGTTAGTAGCTTTCGCGGGTTGAACGACCGGCGCCGTCTACCGGCGTTGGCACCGGGGGAGTTCGCGGACTCGCTGAACGTGGAGCTTTCGCGGCGAGCGGCGGAGAAGCGCTTCGGGTTCTCGCGGTTGGGCAGCGCCCCGTTGAAGAACGGCTCGCTCCGTCTCGACGGGGTGAACGACTACGTTCGCATCAAGAACATCACGCAGTTCTCTCCCGCGCAGAAAGTCTACATCGGGATCGCGGTAGTACTGCGAAGCAAGCCGGTAGCCGGTTCACCTGAAACGGTATGGTCTTGGGGCTTCGGCACCGGGGCTAACCTCAACGCGGATCTACGCTATCTGTCGGATGGTGGTACGGGATCTCTCGGCGCTTGGGTGCTTCGAGTGCGGGATTCCTCCGGTGCCGTGACGGTGACGGTGACGCTCGACGACGGCAACGGCGACGATTCGATCATCGGCCAGTATCGCTACTTGGAGGCGGTATGGAGTTCGTCAGAAACCAGCTTGACCAAGTGGAGTTTCACTGGATTGAACACCGCCGCGACTGGAGCTGGAATCGCCGGATTCAACCACGGAGCTACACAGGATCTTTTCATCGGCGTCGGTACTACCGCGCTGAACACGGTCGGTACGGACTACATCGACGCGACCATCGCGGAACTGCGGTATTCGTGGGGAACCGTGGCGATCAGCGGGCTTCCGGCGACACCGACGAATCTGTACTACAGTCGTGAACTTGACTCGGCGCGTATCGCGTCTTCGATCATCGGTTACTGGAAGTTCAACGACGGGCTGCTCTTGCCGTCGTGCGAGGATTCCGGCCCTTACGGCAACGATGCCGTCATCGTCAACAACCCCGCTTCGTGGCTGCTCCAGTCCGACGAATCCCGCGTGGTCGGGGAA